AATCGCAGGTTTTTTATTAAGTTCACTGATTTTCAGGTTAACGAGATCAATGCGGCGCACATGGAGGCGACAAACCAACTGGCCGATTTGACCGAGCAGGTGAAGGTGCTAAAAGGTAGCCTACTGTCCTTGCAGGCTCAAGCCAAAGACGGCGGGAAAAAAGAGGATGTTGAATGTCGAGTGCATTACAATCGTGCACTTGACCGCGTGGAATATATCTCTGTCGAGACGGGGATAATTGTTGATTTCCGCGAGATGATGCCGGATGATCGGCAACTTGATATTTGCCAGAGCGAGGGTAGGAGATGAGCGAAAAAAAACCACGGCGTGAACTAACCGCAGCGCAAGCGGATTTGATAGAGGATTTGCTTGTCAATCAACTTCCGGGAGGAATCGGAGCGCACCCAGCGGAATTACTGGAACTCGAAACCGTATATTTGGTCATGAGTAACCTGTGTCGCAGGGCGGCGGAAAAGCATCAAGGACTGGAACCTAACTGGAAGCAGTTTTGCGAGGCTGCTCTACTGCCTCCTGCCGTCAACCAGTTATGTCGGACGCAGGATATAATAGAGCGACTGCTTGGCCCGTTAGGGATTGATTTGGTGCGGCAGGATAACCAACGCAAAGGAGCTGCGCTACCGGGATTTAGAGTGGCAAATGCTGGGACGTGGAATAAGGAAGAAGAGTTACCCGATGAGGCGGGCGAACCAGAAGACTTGACCGTGCTGGATGGTGAGATGGTGAATGCGGGAAGCTGGGAGAGCAGGAACCTGTAGGAATCACCCGGCGCGGATGGGCCGTGCCGGGAAGGTAAAAAAGAGTTGCCAATACCTCGCTGGCATGGTAAAAAGGAAGGGTCTTGGGAGAGGCATAAAAAATAAATTAACAGGGCCGCAAGACTTCCATCAGCCTCTCCCGGCAAAGAGATGGTAAGTTTTGCGGCCCTGTTTTTTTTTGGAGATTGGACATGAAGAAAATGATTATTGCTGCGTCCTTGATAGTACTGACACTGGCAGCCTGCGGCAAGCAGAACGGCCCGCTCAATCTGTCACCCGAAGACATGGCGCGCGCGTCTGCCAACGCAAAGCAATACTACACCCAGAAGCATAAAGGATTGCATGGCGGACAGGCATGGGAGGTTCAGGGCGTGTTTACATCCTGCAACGGCGTTGACAGTAACGCTAACGGCCTCACGTCATGCTTTGGCAAACTGCCAGATGCTACCGGGCAGAATCTCGTCAATCAGCAGATGTACTGCGGCTATGACGGGAAAATAGACGCTTGCCAGCCCAACGACTTAATGCTCAAGTAGTTCGGCATCTAAATCGCAAAAAGGCCACCGGATTGCTCCAGTGGCCTTTTTGTTTACCGCGCTGCTATCTTGCAAGCCTTGGCACGGCACGGGAAGATGAAATCTGCGAGCGGTTTACTTTCCCCGGCAAGGCTGTTCATCATCAGCTTTGCCCCCTTCTTTGTTGATGTCGGAAAGGGCATGTTTCCGAGCCACTGATCCCCAATCCGTGTTCGCGGCCCCGTCCACCATTTCGGCATCGGATTCAGCACACGCCTACCACGCTTGTCATTTTTGTAAACCGGCCAAAAATTCGTATATTTCCCGTAATCTTTCGATTCCCAAACGTCGGCGACAAGGTTCACCATTTCCACCATCTGTTCCGGCTCGGCCTTCCACGGCAGCCAAAAACCGGCAAACTGCTCTTTTCGGCGGAGCACGTCAAGTACCGGCTCGCCGGTCAGCTCCGCCCGATGCAGGATGACCCTAATTACGGCCCGCAGTGATTCGTCCCCGTAGGCTTCGTTATATGCAGTTTTCGCCACGCCCATCTGCCCCGCTCCTGTCCATTCGACAGCGGCGACGCGGCACGGAAGGAACAGGAGCAGGAGTAGGAGCAGGTTCTTCATTCCGGCAACCGCCCCGGCAGTTTTCCTTTTTGGACTTCCGGCCCTCGTTGGTCAGCGGGCGGGCGCGGGCCGGAAGGCTCCGGGGTTTGACCTTCAGCACCAGTAGCACCAGCCTGCGCTATCCCCGCCCCGCCATTGCCAACCGTAGAGTTACCTTCTTCGCCCCGCTGCTCGGCCACGGTAGCAGTGAGGACTGAACACGGGGCGTTTTCGCAGCCTGCAATGTATGTAAGACGCTCCATTCTTGGCATACCTCTGGATGCGCCGAGCAATGCCAAGGCACCGGGAAATTCCATAGACGGCATAGCCTGCACAGCCTGTACAATCGCCACTCTGATCTTGATGTCTTCCGCCGCAATAGACCCTTCTTCATAATGCGGCGCGGGTAGCGAGGGCGGGGCAGAAGGAGTTTTTTGCTCAACGCAGCCGGTCAGATTTGCAAGCAGCATTACTGATAACAACAGATATTTCTTCATTTTTTTATGCCTCAATAAGGTTTCCGACCTTGAACATTGCCAGCCGGGTAATACTGACAGACCCCGATGTCGTTATTGTTTCCGCAGCGGGCGTGGGCGCAGCCGACCGATGTGGTATCCCTCCACACCATCTGCGTGTAGTGGCCGCACTCACCGGAGCAAGTGTTACGTTCGTAGTTGTACAAGTCCGCCTCGCTGCCCCATTCACCGACAATTTGCGCTGGCGTTTTTGGGTGATGCACTGTGCGTCCGCTTCGATATTTTACCGCGCCAGACATGTGCAGATTCTCGCCGTTTTGGGTTCGACTGTGCTTCATCTCGCAGCCTTTTGCCGCGAGATCATCAGCAACCTGCTGGGCTGACTGTTCTAGCTCTGCCGACCATCTCAGCGGAGGAACACCAACAACACTCCGCCAGTCATTATGCTCTTTCAGCACCTGTTCTTGCCAACTTGCCACAACAGTGGGAGCAGGCGGCTGTTGTGGGTCAACAGCGCCAGAAGCTATCTGCGGCTTCGGTTCCTCCTTGACTGGGGCGGTGGGATTCACATGAGGTTCTTCTGCTGGCGGCTGGGTCTCTCGTGGTGCAGCAGCGCGAATCGTTTTGGATTGCGCAGGCTTGGCTGGGGTCGCGCGGCGGGCCTGCTCCAGTTTTAGCAGCAGGTCTTGCGTGGCATCCTTGGCAGCGTTGCAAGATAACCGTACTTCTTTTATTGGCCATTCGAGGCTTTGCACTTGCCCGCTAACGTCTAACGCGGCTATCTGCTCATCATGTTTCGCTTCACGTGTTGCCGATTGGAGCGCGGCGGCCCGAAGAAGATCAATCTCTGTCTGCTGCGAGATGACCTGCATAGCCGCTACACTCAATACAGCTGCGCCTACGACAGCGGCGGAAAGATGCGCTACAGTTTTGTTCATTTTTTTGGTGTCAATCTTTGTATCATAAGCCATGCCGCCCCAACTAAGGGGCGGCGAACAGGTTTATACTGATGCCGCTGGCGCGTCGATGGTCAGCGTGACGAACACGATGTCACCGATGTTCGTCAGCGTGACTGGCGCGGTTAAGGCTCGGCGGACGTGCAAGGCAGAGCCTACCTTGAGGCCAAACTCTTCATACACCGTGCCGCCTGCCACCTCGGTGTATTTGGCGATGATGGTACCGCTGCCAGCCGCTACCGCGCCGAGGCCGACGTGCGTGGTAGCCACCTCACCGGTCACTGCGGCGTTTGCCTCGGTGACATCTGTTCCAAGTACAATGCCGCCGCTGATGCCAAAACGGGCTTGCTCTGCTACGACACGGGCATTTCTTCCTGCTTCAGTCCAAGTGTAAGCCATTTTTACTCTCCGTAATGTTTGGCGATCAAGGCCGCTGCCTCTTCGCCGGTTTCAGCGGCCATTCCGTCCATCGGGCCGCCAATAATTTGCTTTTTCTTGCTGTCCCAGACAGCGGTTTCCGCTTTATAGTGCGCGGCAGCCGAGCTGCTCGCCACAGCACCTTTGCCTGTTCCTTCATGCCCTGCTGCCATTTCTAAGGCACCGCCTTTTTTGTCATGCTGCATCATATTCTCCTGATCGCTTGGATTAAAAACTTGGTCATCTTGCCTGTTTTTCCTTTGCCAAAATCCTGCTTGACGTTCACCGTGAGCATTTCGCGCAGCGCGTTATCAAGCAGAAATGACGGCAAATTAATTTTATCCGCTTTTTGCCCAGAAATCACCTTAAAATTTCCAGCGTAGCCGAAAACCTGCAATTGCACTGTTTTAAGAGCGTAGAGCCATGCGGCGGCGAGCTGGGCAGCAGCAGTTGAATTTACCATATCGAGGTCGATCTGCGCCAGCTCCTGCACCGGCTCGCCGGTAGCCAGTTCATGCTTTCCGTCCCACTCACCAGTTGATAAATTTTTGTTATAATTTACAATTATTTTCTGGATAAGCTGAGGCGTGTCAGTGGTGGTGAACGTCTGGGATTTGGAAAAGAGGCTGTCAAGTCCGGCGGTCATGACCGGCAGGGCAGCGGTATCGGTCAAGTGGTTGACGATGGACAGCTTGCCGCCGCTCTGTATGGGTCGGGCGGACCCTTGGCGCAGCACCTCGCGGATCACGTCTTGATACCGTTCTTCCGCCCGTATGCCGTTCAGAGCGTGACCAGCGGCGACATATTCAGCGTGCCGGTCGTCGAGCGCGTCTGTATCCAGTATATCGGCGGCCCATGTGGTCTTGTCCTGTGAAATCCACTGCACGGCCCGTGCCGGTGTCCAATCGGGGCCGCGTGTCGAAACAGCGTCAACGTAAAGCGTATCTGCGTAGTTGACTTGCAATTCGTCCAGCGTTGTACTTTTGTAGGTCAAGAGCCACTGGACACCGCCGTCAAATTCAAAACCAGCTGAACCTTCTGTTATTTCTCCTGATAGCGAAGTTAGCTTGACTTTAGCTTTGACTATCCTGCTTGACAGCTCCAACCAGCTTGCCGCAGACAGGTTTATAGTTTGATCAACATCGGAGCCATCGGAAACGGCAGTTGAGTATTTTTCAACACCATTTTCATAGACTTTAAGTGTTCCAGTGGCCTTGCCTGCTGTGTTGCGTAATGTCCCTTTGATCTTGACCTTGGATGAAATAAACGTGCCGCGAGATGAAAGGTTTTTACTGAATGTTGAAGAGATATAAGCGGACGGCTGTGTCAAGTAGTATTGCTTATAACTCCACATTCCATAAAAAACTTTCTCAGGAAATGGAGATATTTCTATTGCAAATCCAGTTCTTATCCATGCGTAGCTGCTTGGCCCAGCCGTTTCAAGTACCGTCATTTTCATTTTTAAACGGGCATCTTGGAACTGCGAGCCGACAATTGGCAAAAATTGCTGCTGGTATAACAATTCGTAAGCAGGCAGGCTTTCAGATGCGAGAACATTGCCAAACTCGTGATTTCCAAGCGACGTAAATATTGGAAACTCAACGCCATTCTTGGTTACAACGTAGAAATCATACCTGCACCTCATGTAGCCTGCGAATGCCGAATTTATAATCAGGCCAACCACAACTTTATCAGTGTAATTGTGGTACTCTCCGTTTTTATCTACAGGGTCAGGAATAGGTGCGGTTATCCATGCTTCGTCGCCAACGCCTGCCGCTCCATTCACCCTGAACTCGTTGTATGCTCCAAATGTTTCCCAGTCGCCAGATACCTGAGATGCTGTGAATTTACCATTTTTTAAGTTTTCCGAGAACCCTACAAGATGTGACTCGGATGCGGTTGGAACGAGAGCGTCAAGCGGTTCAGTGTATCCGCGCTGGACACCTGTTGGAATTGAAAATTCTCTGAAATTTATTTTGATTGCCGATCTTCCATCTTCTTTGTTTGTATCAGATGGCAATATGCACATTGCAGCGTTATCAAAACCTGAAAACGCCCCGTAAAAAACCTTATCGTCAATCTGGTTTTCTTGATCTTTCCACAGAAACGGCATCCTATCGCTGAACCACACCTGCGCAGGGTTTGCCTCTGGGTGAGCCGTCTCGTTTTCGCCGCTGTAAAGGTCTCGATACTCAGCAGCGTCCCCGTCCTCATCGTCATCATAAACGTCTATCTCGTTGCTTGTCCGCAACTTTTCAAGGCTACCCACCGGCCCGGCGCAAACCGCATACTTGAAAACCGCGCCGACGGGGAAAATGCGGCTGCCGCCGCTATGTTCCTGCGGCTCAGTGAGGCTGCTGCCGCGCTGCGAAAGGCGCATGTAGCCCGCGCTGGCACTGGACAGGTAAACGTACTCGCCGTTGATCAGATGGTAGCCTGTTCGCATCCTTGACGCATCCTTGACCCTGACAAGCCCCGTGTACTCCGCCGTGACCGCGTTGCCTTCCGCGTCGCCAATCAGCTCTGTCCATTTACTTGATTCGCTTTCAAGTAGCGTCAGCGGCACACCCTGCGCCCTGCCGATCACATAGGGCCAGCTCCGACCTTTGTCATCCGGCTCAGACATACGGGGATTATCAGATGCCAAGCAGCCGACAGCCTCGAAACTCCACAGCATGGAGGATTCGGCCAGCTCGATCTTGTCTTGGATAAACAGTATGTCGATTAGCACCGGCTCAGAACTCATACCGGTGAACCAGCGGTACAGCTCGATGCGGCGATTATGGATACCCTGATTGATAATTGCGTCAATCTGCGCCTTGGTCTGGTCAGCCCGCAGGACGGTTATTTTAATCGTCGGGCATTCAAGGTTTCCTACGCTTCCTGTTGACAGCAGACCGTCCACGGTGCCGCCGTCGTCAAGCACGCCCCAATCTTCAACGGCGGCCAATGGCTCGGCGGGCAGTAGCGTGCGAAGCTCCGGACTGACGGGCCGATCAGACAGCCAGACATCGCCGGACGGCATTTTGATGCAGGTAAGCAACCACTCTTCGGCGGGCGGAATCGACGCAGAGGCGGCAAGCATGTCAGCGGGCAAAATGATCATGATTGCAGTTGTTCAATAGTGATTTCAACATTTTCCCAGCATTCGACCGGGCCAGTTTCCAAGCCGCGCACGGATGATTTGCCGCAGGTGATGACAGAGCCGGGCGCAAAGATGCACCGCTCGACCGTCTGGCCGCTGTCGAGTAGGATGTTGAACTGGTTTCGACTGCCTTCCGCATCGTAGAGGTAAAACAGCTCCAGTTCTGCAAACGTGGTCATTGGCATGTATTCCCACGAAAATTTCCAACCCGCTCCTGTGTACCAGCTCCAGCTTTGGGTGTAGGGCTTGCCGCTGGCGGTGCGCTCCGTGGATTGCGTGACCTTGGCGGGCAGGCGTATCATGAATGACCCCCAACCGAGATCAATGGTATCTGTGCCGATGAGCTGCATTACGCCCTCCTTGCTACCCTTTTTGACCGGTTGACAATATCTGCCGCGTCGCTACGGTCGTAGCCGTAAAAATTATAGACTGCGGACGGCTCGGCTGTTGTTTCCGCTCGTCCAACTCCCTCTGTACCGACTGCTACAGTAGCCGCAGTTCCGCGCCGCGTGATGCGTATTGATTCCTCTGCGCCATCAGTAAAATCACTGACGGCCCGCTTTAGTCTTTCCGCTTGCGCTTCAAAATACGAGCCATAGCCGCTATCAACTATTTGATTTCTTTTTGTCAAGCTCGTCTGATCTGTCGTGAGCCATACCTCATTTTTAGACCGATCTGCTTGTGATTTTAGGGCATCTGCTATTTGTCTTTGCGATTCAGTATATTTTTCCAGCTCGGCTTGAGTCATTTCCTCAAGACTTTTCCCCCGCGAAAACGAGAACACCCCGGTCTGTATTTTTCCAAACTCCTGAAGGGTATTCACGGCCTCCTTGATGCCTTCTTTTGATTCAGCAAGTTCTTTGGTCGCCGCTGTGAGGTCGGATACTGCTGCTGCTGCGGTTGACGCGGCGGAAGGTATCTCGCTAACAGCGGCAGCAGTCTTTTTGGCCTCTTCACCGGTGCCGTAGATTTCTTCATGCAGGGCTTTGATTTTTGCCTGCGCACCCGCTTCGACCGCCTCTAATTCCAGTATCCCGGCAACTGCGGCTTGACCTTTTTCTGACGTGATGCCAAAGGTTTCTATATCCCCTTCGAGGCTCTTAATCTGCGCTCGCACGACACTGAGGGCCGTCGTTGAGTTTTTCAGCTCGTCGAATTTTAGCGTTCCCGCCTTGGCTGCGGCCTTTTCCACGCTGCCGGTCAAGCTGGCAATAATTTTATCAGCCTCCGCACTGCCGCTTGCAATCTGTCCTGCCGCTGCTGCAACTGCGCCGCCGAGTTCGCCCGCAGCGGTCACACCTTCCAGCATTTTCTTGTTAAGAGCATCAACAAGTTTTTCGCCATTCGGCAGGACTTTCTCCCAAACCCCGTCAATCTGTCGCCATTCGGTCACAATGTTTCCGCTACTGTCCGCCAGCCCGTCATAAGCAGCCTTGGCTGCGGATGCGGCAGGACTGATATTGGTCAGTACGCCGTTCACGTATTCAAATCCTGCGCCCATCGCGCCAGCGGCCAGTTTGGCATCATTGAGAGCCTGCACCTGTCCTTGCAGTGCGGCTGTAGCGGCAGGGTCGGTGTCGATCACTAACTTGCCATCCGCAAAAGTCTGGCGGGTCTGCGAAAGTTCGGAACGGGTTTCCTTCAGCTTTTGATTTAAATTGTCGAGCGGTTGCTGTTCTTGGAGGGCGGCCTGCGCCTTGGAGTATGCCGTTTCAAGTTCTCCGAGCTGATTTCTGGCCTCGGCGAACTCTGGCGGGCCATCAAACTTGAGTTGGAAAGTGTGGTAGTTGGTCTTGAAATTGTCAATGTCCGTTTTCAACAAGGCTACCTTGTTCTGATATGGCGACAGGTCAAGGTCTGCGGCGAAGCTGACTATCCCGCCAGTGGGAGCTTCCGGCGCGGCCCCACCTCCGATGCCGGACAGTGCTGTACTTGCTTCCTGCGCCTTTTCTTTAACCCGATTAAGCCCCGCCGCCACGCTATCCACGCCTGCGCTGGAAACGCCGTCTGCTGCTTTACCGGTGGCCAGCACTTCGTTTGCCGCAGCCTGTGCCTGCTCCGCCGTGTAGCCGTAGGATATAGCCTGCTGCTTGATCGCGGCGGCCTGTTCCTCAAGGGCTGTCTTTGCGGTAGCTGCGGACGCGGTGGATTTTACATCTGCTGCTTGTTTTTGTTCCGCCGCCTTAGCCTGCTCAAGATATGATTTTTTTCCGGCTTCAGCAGCGGCAACGGCCTCGGCGAACGACTTACCCTGTGAAGCTGCAGCCTTGCCTGCGGCGATACCGGCGGCTTCAGCGGCGGTAGCAAGAGCTTTTTCGTGCTGGACGGAACGTTCCCGCGATGCGTTTGCATCGTCAACCAGCTTTCGGTATTCCGCCAGCTTATCATTAACCTTTTCAGCAAAAGCCTGCGCTCGGCCAGCCGCTCCGTCCTGCTCTTTCGCAAACGCATTGAGGTCTTTTCGCCACGCTTCGAGGGGGTTGGAATCTATGGCCCCAATCAGCTCAAGGCCATCAGCTATCAGCTCGATGCCCCGGTAGATCGGGGAGAAATTTGCCCCGAACGCGACAAGCCCGGAAAGGCCATCTGTGGCCCCTGCCGCAGTGATGTGAACCGCCAGCAATCCGTTGGTCATCAGGGCGAAAGCATCTATTGCAAGGCCGGATGCCGTGACGACGGCACTTGTGTTTGATGCGTACTTTGTCAGATCACCGGTCACCTCCTTAAACACCGGCGCAAGCTGCTCGCCGACGGCGATATACACCGCTTCGACGGCGGATTCCAGCTCGCGGAAAGCCCCGCCAAGTCCGCCCTGTTGGAACTTTGATGCGGTTTGGGTGATACCGTCTATGTCATTTTTTAAATAATTTGTATCCTTTCTGATTTCGGAAATGCTGTTTGTCGCCGCCAGCGCAGCGGTGGCCCACTCCCGCCCGAAAATGGCGGTTGATTGCTGTAAGTTGAGGTTGCGGGTTTTGAGCTGGTCAAGTACCGGCAAGAGGCCGACAAAGTTGCCCTTGCTGTCCTTAACCGACACGCCCATGCGGGCCAGTTCGGTTGCGGCCTCGGTGCTGGGCTTGATCAAGGAGATCAGCATGTTTTTATAGGCGTTACCCGACTGTCCGGCCTCGAACTGCTGGTCAACCAGCACACCGATGACGGACATCATGCTTTCCAGCTCTTCACCCGCTGCGCGCGCTGCCGGAACTGCATACGTTGCCGCTGCGCCAACAGCATCAAGATTAAGCGCGGAAGCCCCTGAAATTCCTACAATAATATCATTGATGCGGGATAGGTAGGAAACGTCCTTACCTAACCCAGCCATGATGCCGCTGGACACGGCGGCGGCCTTGCCAAGATCAGCCTGCGCCGCTTCAGCCAGCCGAATTGTCGGTGTGAGCGCGGAGATTGCCTGCTGCGCGGATAACCCCCGCGAAGTTAGTTCGCCAAGGGCCTGCGCTGCCGTAGTGGTCGATGCGGAAGTGGTAGCCCCTGCTTCCTTTGCCGCCGTAGCCATCGCGGAGAATTCTTGACTGGTTTCGTCAAGGACTCCGGCGTAAGAAGATGCCACGCGCAAGGCATCGTCAAAGCCAACAAAGAGCTTCGTGGCCTTGCTGACTTGTTCTATACCACCAGCGACAGTCAGATAGGCTGTGCCGACAGCGAGGGCTTTTTTAGCAAGGCCGCCGAGTCCTGATTCAGCTCTGGCGGCTGACCCGGCAAGTAGGTTAGTGGCCGCTGCCCCCTGCTGGGTAGCCTGCGCGTACTGCCTGATGCCTCTTACTGATCCAGAGGCATCTATGTCAAGTTGGATGATCGGCATTACGGGCGAAAGCGGAAGAACGCGCTCTGGAAGCCGAGTTCGTCATTGTTTTGAGCCTTGAACGTGCAGCCAACGAAGCCTTCGCCGTCATTATCCTTGTAAGTGGCCTTGACGGCGTTCGAAGGGATATTTATTGCATATCCAATATCATCAGACGGTGGCAGGACAAACAGCAAGCCGATGATTGCGTTGGCGGCGGAAGCGATGAAGAGATCGGAATCTTCAAACGCCACGTCCGCCTCCGTAGTCACGTCAATGTTTTTCAGGACGTTTCCGCAGGAGCCGCCCGCCACACCTATCCGCTCTTTGTCCTTAGTACCACGCGCAAAGGTGATGGTGGCTGATGCCACTGCGCAGCGGCCTGTCTGATTGACCCCGTTGATGTACATTTTAAGGTCTTCGACGGATGTCACCACGGTCGGGTGAGCTTCCGGGTAAACGTAGGTTTCACCGGGAAATTTAGCTCCGCCGGTCTTGATATGAGCGTTGCCGGAGCCGGTCAAGGTGTAAGTCACGCGCACGTCGTCTTTGACGGCAAAGCCGAACTTGGTTTCTGTCACGTCCGCTGCCTGAAAGTAATGGGCGGACTGGTCGGTGGTGTCCGTGTAGTCCGCCTTGACGTGCAGGCGCAGGCGGGTTAAACCCTCTTTAACGTATTCGGAGGTAATCTCCCACGCCGCCGTGAGCGAGGCCGGAAGCGTGTTGTCCGGGGCAGGCTCCAAGGCCCAAATGTTGGTTGCCGGGCTGGTCTGCGTGACTTCGCAGAAAAATGTCACGCCGCTTGTTGGGTTGCGAATGCGAACCACCCAACCGTCGGATAGATTAACTGGCTGCACACCGGAAAGCGTGGTCAAATCGAGTAGGCCGGTAGCCACGGTGTAGGTCGCGCCAGTCAGCGGCACCTTGTGCGATGCGGCGGCGATGGTTTTCCATGTTTCATCGGCATGGATAGCCGCCCGGAGCAGGTAGTCATCCACGGCGGAGCCGTCAAGCTGTGCTTGCCACTTAAATTCGCCAAGCGCGCCAGAAGTCTTGTATCCAGTGATGCTGGAAGGCCCGGCGGTGCCGGACTGCTTGCGGGATTCAGCCTCTTTCTGGTCAGCCTCGGCCTGTACGGAAAATGAACCCTCTTTAGGGGCAACCACGATGAATTCGGCGTTGTCATGCACTGCGTCGGAAGTTGCCGGGCAGAATGAGTATATATTTGCAGCGGTAGTTGACATTTATCCCTCACATTCGTGATATTCATACTTTTTGCGGACAATCCGCGCCAACCAGATCGGTTGTTCAGGCCCAGCCTCTACCCACGGCGGATACTTTTCGCAGCGCAGGCCACCATCCTTCCAGCTCTTCATCATTTCCAACAGCTCCGCCGCCAGAAATCCGGCCCGCCCTGAGCCGGAAAACCTCGGCACGAACACAGTTATCATGATCAGGCCCGCCGAAACGATCTTGGTTGTGCCGATTCCGGCCCAGTCCGCCCCAGCCGGGAAGATTTGCACACGGACAAACTCCTGCCCATCTACCCGATTGAAGGTCTCATTCGGCCATTCGATCGGGGTCTGCCAGCTCGCCATCCGCACCTTGAGCTTGCCGACAATCACGTCCTCCGTCACGGTATCACCTGTTGGCTTGCGGCTGCGCAGAGCCGGTTGAGCGTGGCCTCCAGTCGGACTTGCGCCGGGGCCACCATCGGCTGGGCAGCCATCTTTGCGGTGCCATGCTCGATATATCCAGCGTAAACTGTGTTGTTAAAAAACGACAAGTAGCTATCGAACCTCACAAGGCTCATGTTTGGGGACGGGGGCTGTGGATATGTTTTGCCCTGCTCCGGGTGCAGTTCGCCGTCTGGTGGCTGCATGTCAACCGCCAGTATCCAGTTATTGCGCAGGAACCCCTTGTCCACCGGGCGAGGGCCGGTCAGGTCAGTTAGCGCATCCAATGCGATCTTGCGCATGATCTTGTTCGCCTGCGGCTTGATCTTGCCATTCATGATCGCATTCATCTGCACCGCGAACTGCTGGCCGGTCGTGGTTGGCATAACTACGAAAGCGCAATCTTCAGGACTCCGCTTCCTGCTTCATGTCCAAGGATACCTATTGCGTACAGCGTATCTTCTGTATTCGGTATGATAACTTGTTCTGTCGCTGCACCTTCTGCGCTGTAATAATCATTCATTCCATATGTGTTTGGTAGGTATCCAATTCCAACATAGAGGCCAAGATCGGTAGTGATTGATTCGAGAGTAATAGTTATTTGAGTAGCCGAAGCTGGCACGGATACCTTGTGATACACTATTTCGCCCAACCCAACAGAAACGTTAGCCTGACCATTCATCACAGGTATTGAATCTTGATCGAATGTGATGAATGCCCTTGGTAGATAATCACCAGCTGAACCCGATACTGCCACCATAAGACCTGCATTATTGCCAGCCACAGACGAAAGATAAGAGTTTATCATCGCTGGCCTGTCTATAACAGTCCATACTGTAGCGTCTGGTGATGTCATCATACAGTCCTGCAATCCATCAGAAGCCGTAACAACGAATAATTCGTTGTCATAGATTATATGATTCCATTGCCTTGACAAGGGAACAGTAAACGCTGTCCAAGTTGTTCCGTTGTTTGACGACCTAATGAACTCATTTCCATCTCTTACTGCGACAAACATTGAATCACCAAATGCCATGTCGTTGTAATTTGTGCTTATGTTGCTATGCAATGTTACGCTCGAACCATCATAAACAAGAGTTTTTCCTGTTAAGAAATCGTATCCAAGAGCAACGAATACATCATTACCAAATGCAATTGTATGCCATCTGTTTGACGGCGATACGTTGACAGTTTCCCACGTCATCCCAAGGTTTGTTGATTTGAATAGCTGATCTGGGACGCTTTCGTTGCTACAAACACCAACAAACATTGATAATCCAAAAGCTACCTTGTTAAGTGATGCTTTGATTGGAAACCATTCCGGCTTTGGTAGTGTTATCTCTGTCCAGCTTAATCCTGCATCTACTGATCTCCAAATAAGATTTTGTAATGCTGATGAAATGATAAATACTCCATCACCATGCACTATTCGTGATAAGGCTCTATCTGCCGGGACGCTTATTTCACTCCAGTTTATCGTGTCTGGAGACCTGAATGCTTTCGAGTAGTAATTTCCTCCTGATGTTGTGTGAGCAATCGCAACGAAATATCCACTGCCGTACTCGATGTCTCTGTATCCGAGTGTATCTCCAAATATTCTTGGGATAAATACTTTTGATAGTGGTTGAAACAAATACGATGATAAAACTGGCAGCTCTCCTTCAAACCCATGCTCCTGCTTTCCGGTCACGGTCGGCACTGTATCTCTACCCTCAGTGCGGTGCAGTGTGACCTCCCCGACAGGACATTCCGCCAGTAGCCGGTAGCGCGGGGCAAACCCGGAAATCCCGGTGTAGTACGGCACCTTGAAATTTGCTTTCCGCCGCGCGTCATCACCGGAGGCTATGGTGTAACAGGCCACCTCGCCAGCCACGTTCTCCCAGCCGCTGCCTATGTCGCGCTGAAAGGTGAATTTAAGCTCCGCAGGTACCTCGCCGGTGTTCTCCGTGCCGATGCTGCATTCGATTTGGTGGATGACTTTAACGCCCTCCACGATCTTGTCGGAGGGCCAAGTGCAGGTGGTGCCGTTGACGATGATCTGCGCGGCGGAAACGGTCTGGGGGATTGCGGTAACGTTGGGGATTATATAGGGCATGATAGTTTTTGATGTTGATTTATTTGTTGTAATAATTAGACTTATACAGTCTCGGTGCCGTGTGTCAGTACCCACACGAGGAAATTGCTGGCAGAAGTTTTAGTTTCTAACGCCCGCCCAACACTACCCAGCCGCGCGGAACCGCGAGAAATAAATAGTCCGTCACTGCGTCCGGCCATATAGTACCCGGACGCAACCTCATCTCCAGCAACTACAAGCACTTGGCTAAAATACGAGCCGAGCGCATCAATCACCACGTCACTGCCATTGGCAACACCATCTGACACCATTATCCCACAAATGTCAGTGTCGCTCTCGGCGATGTTTGGCAGCTCAACAGCAAAATCATAGGATGCGGAAAGCTGTACGGCAGTTCCAGCGACAGATGCCGCTCCGGTACGATTTTGCAGCACCACGTGACCGGAGGGCAGCCAAAAAGTGCCGTTATAGACGACTGGACGATAGGCGCGGGAACTATCCCGTACCCAGTTGCCAGCAGTCATGCCTGTCAATGCGGTAATCTGGGAGGTTGTGTAGCTACCAAGAAAACCTGTTGCGTCTGCGGACACAGCTATCCCTGATAACTTGCTCGCTTGTGTATCGCTCATCAAGCCGGACTGCGAAGCGGTGGCAAGGCGGGTTGCTGCGGCAGCTTCTTCGTCAGTCATCACCGGTGCGGTCATAAGCAGCCGCCCGCCGCCAGCAGGAGTCAGGACGCGGATGCCGTCACGTGTGGCCTCAGAGCTTGCGGAGTAGATGTAGGTTCGACCGGTCTCAGTGACTACCACAGATTCAGGCTCTGTGTAGCTGGCAGCTTCCGCCGCAGCTACCGTGGCCCATGTTGTGGGTGCAGCGTTGACCTTATTGCGCAGTTGTTCCAGTCCCGCCCGTGTCGGCCCGCCGTCTATGTAATTGTCTGTTCCAGCTCCGGGCTGCTGCGGCACGAAAGGTCTGTCGATCTTAGGCATTTAGATGCACCAATCCTGTCTTTTTTAAGCTATCGGGCCGTAGCCCAGCAGAACCTCACCGAGGGCAAAATCGCCCAGGTTATAAATCAGGAAAAAAAATACTCAGCCTGCACGTAGCATGACGGGGCGGTGTTTGCCGGGTCGATCAGGCTGCCGTGAACTTCCACCTCGCGGCCCGCTGTGACTGTTTTGCCGATCAAGCGGAGCTGCACCGCTGTGTCTGGATCGATTCCGACCGGAAAAGCCGCGTCAAGCGAGAAGGTGAACCGCTCTTCCTGATCCTGCGCCGCAAATTCTTTGGTCGCCGTTTCGTCGGTCACGTCTGTCCACGCGCCCGCCCCGACCTTGGTCTGGAGCTGGAAAGTGCAGAGGCCGCCACTCGCGCCGGTCGCCAGCAGGCTCAATGATGCGTTGTAAACCAGCCGGACATTAGGGTACCCTGCGGCTTTAGCCGGGATTGTGACCGTAGTACCAAGCACCTCTTCGTACACCAATCCGAGTTCGTCTGCCGCTGGCGTGGACGGCGGGGCAGACCAGATATACTCCTCGACCACATAGATCGAGACGCTGACTGTTGCACCTGCGGCTGCGGAGCCAGAGGCTTCGGCGTTGGCGATTTCTGCGACACCGGTCACAATTTCGCCTGCGACAACCGCGCCAGCAGCATCTTCTGCGGCCTCGGCAGCGGCGGAAACTGTTGCTCCGACAGCCGCAGTGCCACCCGCTTCAGCTGCAATTTCACCTGCTCCTGTGACCGTTGCGCCTGCGTAAACAGCTCCGGCTGCCTCGATAGCCGCATCCGCTGAACCGGAGACCGTGAGACTGGCAACCGCTGCGCCAGCGGCATCAGCGGCGACCTCGCCGAAAGCAGTGGCTGTTGCGCCCGCTGAAGCTGCTCCAGATGTTTCCGTGGCAATTTCGCCCGTGGCGGAGACCGTCGCGCCGGATACAGCACTGCCGCCCGTTTCCTTGACTGCCTCAGCTGAGGCGGTGACAGTTGCGGAGCAAGTCACAGTGGCCGTGGCCTGTAGCTCTGCGCCCTGCTGGTACATGTACTCGGCATCAATGCAGATGGTCGGGTCGATGTCTCCGGCGTGCAGCGTGGCTCCGTGCGTCGCGTCATAGCGCATCGCCATCAAGCGGTATTTAAGCGCGGTTCCGGTGGTCAGGCCGAGCGGAATTTGATCATGGAAAGCGAACGTGAGCCGCCCCTGCTGACCGACAGACATGGTGAAATCGGCAACCGCGCCGTCCATGTCTGTCCAAATCTCCGGCTGCCCGTCCTGCTCGACAGATTTTTGCAGCTTGAACAGGATTTGCGCGCCGCTCGCACCGGTGGCTGTGGTCTGAATTGAGGCTTCGTAGGCGAGTCGCACCCGCTGGCCCGCATGGGCATCAACGGCTGATTGGTCAGGGCCAAAAACAGTGTTTTGAACCTCTGCATAACTGTCTGTAAGCGGTTGCGCAGTGCTGCCGGACGGGTTTTTGCTCCAGAACATTTCTTCCTCGTAAATTTTTGAATTTACAGTTGCTCCTGCCGAGCAACTGCCGCTCGCCAGCTTTGCAATTTGTGTTGCGTCATGCCACTGTGTGCAGGCGCACTGTGTCAATGCCTTGATCGGGTCGTTCGACAGCACGCCTGTGATCAGCCACCGCCGCCCGCTCGCCTGCTCGATAAAAATCGCATTTATGAGCGGGTCGCGGCTGATGTCAACCCACGGAAACCCGATCAGCTTATCGGCTTCGTGGTACCTTTCCAGGTCAACAGACTTCGGGTCAACCTCATACAGCAAACAGTCAAGCTCTTCCTCGTGCGTGACAATGAGGATTTGCTGCCCCGCGATCTCCTGCCGGGCGAATTCGACGTAGCGACACAGGGTGAGCGCGTCGCCTTTCTTCCGTGCCAGCGGCCACTTCTTCGCCACCAGCCGCGCATATTTTGTCCCGGCACGTCTCATTCATCGCTTACGGCGTGATCACTGTGTATGGCTGATTCCCGTTGCTTCCTGTACTGCTGCTTCCTGCACCGCTCCAGTCGCAACTACACCCGGCCCGCGCCAGCCATGACTTAATCAGGTTGGTCACTCCATCGGTCGCGCCGGGGCTGGGCTGAAACTTAAACTTCACCGGCCCCGCCTCCAGCGCAGTAACTTCACTTCCGCTGATTTCCTCAATCTCTTCCAGCTTGCTGATCTGTAAGGCCAACTCGCACTGGGCATTCTTGACCGGCACCGGCACCGGCTCGGTTGCCGGGTCAAAACCCAGCGTACAGGCAGCGGTGATGCGGTCATAGGCTGCCCGCAGACAGGCTTCGCGCTTCTGGTCATCGTAGCCAGCCCACGTTTCGGCGGACGGGCGGCCTTCGTGATAGGTGTTGGCCTCAGCGAGAGTGGCGAAGGTGTCGGTGCCGGGAGTAAGGCTCATTTGCCCTTAACCTTTGCGGCTTCAGCGGCAGCAGCGGCCTTGGCCTCGCGCTCTGCAAACCGGTTCACTCGTGCGCCCTTCATAGCTTCGCGTTCCGCACTATCCATTGTTGGCTTCCGGTCTGCGAGCAGCTTGGTGACAAGCTGCTCAAGTATAGAAACCCTCTTTTCGAGTGAATCTTTTTCAACAGGCGCGGTGGCCGGGGCAGGAATAACCGGAGTGACGGCGGGTTCTTTGTTTGTTTCCATTTTTTTTGTTCTTTAGTTATTGTGGATGAGGCAGGCAATCGGCACCAGCTTCCGGTCAACCTTCCGATCCCAGCTCGCAGCCAGCGAAAGGTTAGCGAGCCGCAGAGGTGTGCCGGACGGTATTAAGTTGCTAAATCCGTAGGGGTTCTGACACATCGCCCAGCGGTAGAAATAGGTTTCCGCGCCTGCGCCTTGACCGGCTGCCTGCACTGTTTCAATCGCTGTTTTTTGGGTGCGGGCAGGGAGTGGAGCGTCCGCGATGCCGATACCTGCGGGGCCAAGCACGTAGGTATAATACTCCTTGGCGTTGGCTCCATTCTCTACGGTCATGTCGTCATCAATCACCAAGGCCATACCCCGATAGTAAGTCACAGGCGGCAAGCCAAGGACATTGCTCTCGACAGTCTTAAAGCCGTTCGGATCAATCTTCTTCAGATTCGTAACGGTCAGGGAGTGGCAGGCGAGAGCCGAATACTTGTCTTGATGATCACCGGAGGTCTGGAGAGTATCAAGCAGGGCCGAATAGGACGGCTTGTTGGCGGCAAGGGGCACGGCAATGTCCTGGTAAATATCAATCACCATATCGCCGCTGTCGTTCAGCACGTTGTCAGCAACAACGCCGCGCAGCGCAGCCAGTAAATATTTCTGATCCCAAACCGTCTTGTAATTTGACAACTTGGTGGCAAGGAAACCAGCTGGGTCTGCCTGTATTGCCATGCGCTCAACAAAATTTGCAATCAGCCAGCTTTTCGAGTGATAGTAAATCCGAGCTGTACTATCAACGCCCGAAAGGGTGCTTGCTACTGCCAAGTCAGCCGGGTCAGCGTTCATCGGGTTCGGCTCGGACGTGTAGTCAAGATCAGCGTTCCACGCCATTTTGACAGTATCCGTCTTTGCGGCGCAGGCGGTGGCGAGCAGGGAATCCTGAACGACAGCCCCAGACTTGATGAATGCGTTCTTTTGGACGCTCATTTTTTCTGCGGCAGTAATGACGTTCGGCGCGGTGAGGTAGTTTGTTAGTTGGTCAGCCATTTCATTTTCCTGATAATAAAAAAAGACGGGGCGTTGACCAGAGAGGAAAGGAGGAACCTCTGCTGGTCAACGCCCCGTCCGGGGTAGCGCATCCGCGCCGCGTTGAGCTTATGCCTTGATGCTACAGGATGCCGCTTGGCGTGTCAAGCGTATTTCGCACTTAACTGCTGGTAGAGCGCAGGGTTCGCGGTTTGTAATTCAAGCTGTTTTGTCAAATTGAAACTGTCCGGCTTGAAACATTTCTCCGCATCATCGGCACCGCCGCCCCCCGTGCCGCCGATGCTCGCCCCTTCCGGCATGGTTGAGAGTTTCCACGCTGCCCGCTGCGGGTGGTTTTCAAGGATGTACTTCAGTACCGCGCCGGGGCTGGAATCTTGCATTGGCAGGCCGTCCGGCCCAATCACCTTGCCGTCCGGCTGAAATGCGATTTTCTTACCCCACTCATCCTGTTGAAGCAACAGGAATTCCAAAGCAGCGGGGTCACGCGGCAGCCGATAGCCGTCCAGCAGTTTGTCACCCTGCCAAGGCAGTAAAAACTTGTCCATCGTCATCTTTTTTTCCAGCGCGGCCAGCTTCTCTTCGCGCGTGGTCAGCTCGGCAGCATGGTCAGCCCGCATCTTTTCGACCGCTGCTGCTGTTTCTGCCCGCACTGCGGCTACCTGCTCATCAACTGTCTTTCCATCGGAGCTGGCTTCGAGGTCGGCCAGTTTCTTTAGCCTTGCGGCAACCTCCTGCGGCTTGTCGAGCAAGTCTGCGTGGACAGCTTTAATCTTCTCGAATGCCGCAAGCTGGGCCTTGAGCGTGACGATCTCAGTATTCCGCGCAGGAAGATCGGCGCGGAGCTGCAAGTTTTGCGCGTGATTGGCAGCCGGGTCAACCTCGTAAACTGCCTGCGTTTCGGTGTCAAACAGGACGGCCTTGCCGTCCTTGATCACCGGCAGGCCGTCAGTTCCTTTTTTCCATTCGATGGGCATTATTTTTCTCCTGTTCGACCCGCTGTTCGCGCTGCCGCCTGAAATAACTGTCTATTTCCTCTTTGTAGGCCACCGCGCCAGCGTTTATCGCCAGCGCGTCCTTGCCGCTGTAATCCTTGATCCGCAACCATACCAGCCGGTCGGCGAACGTGTCAGCGGTCTGATTTACCAACTTGACGATCAGTTGCCCCCAGTAGCTCGGCTCAGGTGGAGGGTCAAGTTCCGCCCCAGCCTTTGTCGCCAGCTTGGAGTTTCCTTTGGCCCGCAACGCGGCGGCAGCAGCCATACGCCCTTTCGCTTTCCGGGCCGCATCATCCGCGCTTCCGCCGCCACCAAGCTGATCTATGCGGCAGAGCCAAATGACCCACCGCGCAGCCGCTTTCCCTCCTCCTCAAGCTCCTCTGGCGACAGGCCGAAGTTGTCACCTTGTGAGTAGGTAGCCTTAACGATGTCTTGGTACAGGCCGTCATACTCATCCTGTTTTAGCAAATCGATAGCATTCGCGCCAGAATACTCATGACCTTCCAAATCCCACAACACCTCGACAAACGGCTTGCCCGGCAAGGAGCCATCGCTGGAAAACAAGACCTCTAATTCACCGGCCTTATCAAGATGTTGAACGGCGTAAATATCCTGCTCTTTGGCCAGTGCGTTGCGCAGTGCAATAGTCTTTTTTCTGACCATATTGCCGCGCTGAAGGTATTCCTTCCCGCTCCGCATCCGGGCCTTGATATACACGCCAAAACCTTCATTGACGCAGATTTCCCGGAACTCATTGACCTTCTTTTTTGCGTGCTGAATGCCCATTGTTTCACCTTTCTAAAAGCTCTTTTATCGTATAAAGCCGCCCGGTTGACGGCTCAACCAAATCACCAAACCCGATCTTGCCTTCGCGTATCAATGCCGCCCGCGTTGGCCCAACCGTTGACTTGTCCTGCCATGCCTTGCTCTGCTGTCCCCACCATTCGCCGAAATCGCCCTCGAACGTGCCGCCCGCCAGCTTCCGCCCGTCTTCCGCCCGCTCTGCCCAAGGCCGGTAGCTCCGGCCCATTTCTTCAACATCAAGCCCTAACTCCTTCCATGTCGCCGTTTCCGGCGTCCAGATACAGCGGCAATTCGGATGCAAGGGCAGCGGCGGGCGGGTGTCCGTTTTACTGTACACGCGCTGATCAAGCCCAGCACAGCGCGGGCATGTGCCGCCGCCGGTGCGGAAATTGCCGTTTTCCAGCGTGGCATTGAGGCGGAATCCCTTGATTATATCGTCATTTTGACGATAAAGCAACTCTCTCGCGTAGCTACTGGCGGTGGCCGTATATGTGCGGGAAAGCGTCTCGATATTCCTGCGACTGACCGCCCCGCCCAACGCATCATAGATTTCCGCTGTCATGCTGCGGATGCCCTTGCCTTCAATCCGCGCGTCCGTGATCAGGCGGCGGGCCTCTTTGCCGATTGCGTCCGACAGATGCGCGGTCAAGGCTTGGCCGTTGATGCGCTCAGTCATCGCAAGCCCTTGGAGCTGCTGCTTGCTCAGGGCGACAGGGCGGAAACCCTTGTAGTTGCCGTCCCAGCTCAGGACGGCGGCAGTGTCGGCGAGAGAGACTGAACCGGCGGCAGCGAAGGCTTCTGAAACAGGAACAGCGGTCTGTGCTGACAGGCCGCTGATGATGCGCTCCAAGTCCGCTTCGTCGCCGATCTCATCGGTCAGTTTGCCGACGGCAGACTTGTAGCGGCGGAAGATTTCAGCCGCCGCCTGCTCACTCCAGCCGTTGATGCGGAGCTGGGATTCGAGCAGGCGGAGCTGGGTGATTTCGGATTCGAAATCCACCTTACACTCCGCCCGCCAAGCTGTCAACCGGCGGCAGCGTACTACCCGTGTTTTCAACGCCTGTCAAGTCCACGGTCTGGTTTTCAGCCAAAGCTTCTTCGCCGATCTGCTCTTGCTCTTCCTCAAACGTCCTGCCGCCGGTCTCTATCCCACCCTCTCTGTTGAGCGTGTCGAAGACTGTCCGCTTACTGATCACGCGCTGATCTACCGCCTTGAGATAGTTCGCCAATTGGCCGAAATCTACCTTGCTGTAGTCCTTTTCCAGCGACACAACAGGCCCGGCTAGCGGCACGTCATGCAGCTTGGCTGCCACCTCGATGCGCCGCTGGATGTACTGCTCCATCGCCTGCGCCCACGTCGCCAGCGTGGACAAGCTACTGGAACTGATGATCTCCCAGCTCGTTGCCGTGGATACACTGATGCCGTCAGGCCGCAGCATGGACATGCCCCACAGCGCGGCGTTATGCAGGATGGAGTCGAGGCGGGTTTTGTTGATGCCCAGCACCGCGCCGGAAGGTTCGGCGATCTTGATAAATGGGGCGTGTTGACCCGCGTAGTCAGTCCAGATTTTTTGCCCGGAAACCGTGCTTTCTTCCCACCGCCCGCTCTGGAATGTCGCCGCGCTGCCGCTGATCTTGCCGCCCAAGTCGTACCCATGCGCGTGCGGAATCATGGTGTTGCAGGTCGCCATCGCCTGCGCATCGAGGGCAGTCAGGTGGAGATGCTGAAGCTGCACGCCAGCAAGATCATCAAGCACCGGTAGGCCGTGGTACTGGCCGATCTTTGCGCCGGGAACAAAGAAACCGGCAGGATTGGCCCCGACGGGGTAGGGTATCTCGCCAACCTCTGAGTACTCGCCATCATCCGGCCTCTTCCTCCACACCTCTAGCCCGGATGCGCTGGCGACGTGAACATAACTGACCTGCACAGCCCCCCAGCCCGGCGGCGGCTCTGGCTCATCAACCACAGAGTGGATGCGCACCTTGCCCTGCTGCCCGCCGAGGATGCTTTCTCCAGCAATATCCGCCAGTAGCACCCGCCACCCAGCAGCCTCGTCATCCGCAGCCAAGGCCGCTCCGGTGCCTGGCGGTTTGTTGGTTGTGACCACGCAGCCCCGCACCCCAGAAACCAAGGCGGCAAAGAACTGTCCCGCGAAGAACTGCATCGCGCCGGTGCCGTGGCCATCGCAGTCCGTGTTGAGATATTCAAGGCGCGGCGGCAACTCCAATTTTGACAGCCCGCCGAACACTTGGCCCGTCATGAAAGCGGCGGTCAGGACGTAGAAGTTGGTCAAAATCGTGCGCCGGACGCGGGCGGAATAGAGGGCGGCCGCATCATCGTATAGCACGTTGGTCGCCGGTTCAGACCGCATCTCTGACCAGATCGGCGGGATAAGCAGGCCAGCCAATGGCACCCTGTGGCCGCCCGCGCAGGCTTCATGCACCGCCTGCCAGCCGCCCGCGAACACGCGATGAACTGCGGTTTTGTTGTGCCATAGTGTGGCGGACGGGTCTTTGTCGGAGATTTTTAGGGTCATTCAATCCCACCAAACCTCTTCCAGCGTTCAATCATCAGTTCGGCCAGTTCCTTGCGCTCGGCTGGAGTCCAGACGTGATGCTCAATTTCGCTTTCATCAAGACAGTTCTCGCCGAAATGCTCCTCAACATCTTCTCTTGACGAAAAAACAAATGTCTCGCTGTCGCGGCCAGATGCAATGACAGCGAACGCGCCCACCTGCTGCTCGTCCTCCTCTCCTATGCCGACAAAACCAGCCTCAGAAATCACCTTCTTTCCACTCGAAAGCATAATAAAGTCACTCATCTCAACTCTGCCTCGGAACCGCAATCGGCTCCTTGAAAGGAAACAGCTTTTCCAGCGGGTAATCGCCCGCATCATTCCGGTCATCAATCGTTCCCGGCCCCGGAAATTTATCGGGCTTGCCGGTCAGTTTGCTGTATGCGTGTTCCAAACGGGCCGCCCAGCTCTCAGGGCAGGCGTTGCGGTTGATGAACAGCATATTGCGGTAGAACAGCCGGTTCACCGCATTAACCCGGTCTTCAATTCGCGGCGGCGTTGTGGCCTTGATCTCCCATCCACCGCCCCGCAGAATCTCAATATCAGATGCACTGGCGTTACTGCTGGCGTGATTGCCGGTACTGTCAGGATACAGGATCACCCGGTGGCTGCCAGCTTTGGCGATCCGCTCGATGGATTGCCGCACGTCCAAAGTCCGATGCTCCGCGAACTCCAGCACTTGATGGGCTACCACTCGCCACTGGCCTTTTTCCTGCCAGCGGTCAAGGACGTAAACCGCCACACAGCAGCCGCCCGCGTTGAAATCAATCCCGATATAAAGCGTGTCGCCGGACTTGATCGTGCGGGTTGATGAATGCCGCTCCGGGTCAAAGTATGAATAGACGCTGCCGGTTGCGAGGTTACACCAAATCCCCTTGAGGTAGGCAAGCTGCTGCTGCGGCGTATAGGTCGCCAGTAGGCCGCGCACATAGGAGGCCACGGTCTGTGGATTGCTCCATGTTGGAGCGCGAACATAGCGGAAACCCGGCGCAGGGTCTTTCCCCCATTTTTTGTACGTGAAACGGTAGCTTTCCGGCGTGGAATAGTCGCACTGGATATTTCGCGTACCGCCCGGCCCGTGCGCAGGGTGAATCTGCCTGTTACGGCCTTGGATTCGGCGATGAACCAGTGTGGCTTTATCAGCCGCCTGCGTATCGGACTCGTCACTGTGGGCCTGATAGTGGTCATAACCTACTAAACTGTCTGGGTTGTCCGTGCTGCGGAAGATGATCTGCTTCCCTTCCGGCAGATAAAGTATCTTGTCGTTTTTGTTGTAGGAGTATTTTACTCTGCCGCCGAGCGTGTTGTCAAAAAACTGCTGAAACTTAGGCACAAGATTGAGCTTGATCTGATCGTAAACCGGCGCATAGACTCCTATCTTGCAGCCCGCAAAAGGCTCCCGGACAAAGAGCGTTTCAAAGGCGTTGAAGGTCAGAGACTGCGATTTTCCACAGCCGTATCCGCCGAGAAACAGCGGAAATGGCACCTTGTCGATGATCATCTGTCGCATGGTCTGCTGCTCATACGACAGAGTGAGGTCAACCCGCATCTTCACTCCCAAGGTATGGCGGAACTTCTTCGGAGGCCGGTTTTCTCACCGTGACCGTGATTTCGAGCGGTTCTGGTTTCTGCGCCTGCTCAACATCCGCCCGCTTATCACCCACATCAAGCCCCGCATTGCGGGCCAAAATCATCACAAGGCCGTTGTTGCACGGGCTTTCACGTGGACTCCACGCCCCTTTGTTAATCTTGTCAAGCAGCACAGCCTGTCTGATCGTGACAGCCTCTTCTACGGTGTCAACCCAGCCGTCTTCTGAATCCGCCCATTTGTAATAAGTTTGGCGGGAAATACCTATATCTGCGCAGAATCTTTGGATAGACTCCCCCCGCCGTGCGGATTGAAGCACCGCCAGCTTGTACTCCTCCTTAAATTTATTGCCGTTGCCGTTACCCATATCCCAAGTTTATCAGCCAAAACCCCCGCTGTCAATCGGTTCAGCACGGCCTATTTCTGGCCTGCGAAAAAATCTTTACATGCTAAACTCCTGTATTCACTCATAATTATTTTTATTTGCACTATATCATCAAATTTTGCTGGACATCATCAGCAGGGCATGATATAGTACATACACGATGAGAGGCGGCGTGGGGCCGCAAAACAAAAACGACGGAGAAGATCATGGAAAAATACGCAACGCAAAAATCAGCAAGCGCGATCTACCAAGCAAAAAAACAAGCAGCAGCGGTTATTAATGCTAAATGGGATTACCGCGTAGAGTGGCCAGCAGCAGTCAAGCTGGCCAAAGAAAAAACAGTAACCTACGTGCTTGCCCAACAGTTGACCGCCGCAAAACAGGAGATTGTCAAGATAGGCCAGCAGGTGCTTACCGGGACAGTTAAGCAGGTCCTTTACGCGGCAGACCTGCTGGCCAACCGCGTAAAAAAGGGAATCGAGGAAATGTCAACACTGATCTACAGGGCAATGGAGGGAGACCTTAAAGATTACGCATACTGGACAGCATGGCGGATGACGGGGATACTGAGACTGTCTCTGTACGCAAACGTAACTGATGCAGGCGAGATGATCAATATCGCCAAGAGCCATCCAATCATCGACTGGGATAAGCAGCGGGCGACGTGGAGAGCTGTGCGCAGCTAACTAATTCATTTTCCCGGCCCATATCGGGCCGGGAAAACATGAACTGAATGGAGAAAAAAATGATTGCATCAAAAGAATATCTTGAAAGTAGGAACATGACCGTGCCGCCCAAAAAATACAACGTTGGTGACGTTGTAGATGGATGCGTAGTGACGGAGGCCAACGAGCCAAGCTACCATATATGCATAGGATGGACACAGTCTGTGCATTTTGACGGTGGACATCATAGCCACCAAAATGCAACCATAATGCACTATTAACGTAATCAATATTCTGCGGTTATCATGGTGACGACCGCAGAATATGAACTGAACTGAGAGGAAAAAAATGAGCAGTAACCCAAAACTGACAATGCAGAAAGGCGGAATGTATCACTTTTCGCGGGTTTACGATTACGGTAAATTATTTCGGGATCGTTGCAAAAAAGTTACCGACGACCGCAATAATTTTGTCGCGTGGTCGTGCGGATATGAGCAAGCAGCTGAATTGCTTTACATGCTGAAAAAATCAGGCGCGGAAGTAGAATACAGCGAAAATTGCTGGAATAGACTGCAAAGCGAGGAAGCGGAAGCGGAAAAAAAGAAGCAGAAACGGCTTGAACTTGAAAAAGAAATAAAAGGAATCAAAACGCTGGCTGAGTTTCCAGAGATCGAAAACTGTGAACTGTGGAACCACCAGCGTCAATCGTACCGCTACGTATCCACAATGTGGCGGTACGGGCAAGGCTGCCTGCTGTATGCGGAGACACGCACCGGTAAAACACGCACCACGCTGTACCTCCTACGTGACCACTGCAGGGGTGGCGCAATGGTTTTTTGCCCAAAAAACGTTATCCCGGTCTGGCTGCGTGAGGCGTGGAAAATCGGCATGGACGGGCTGGTCACATTCGACTCTGGCACATGGTCAGATCGGGCGGCGCGGATTGATGAAGACCTGAAGGAAGGAAAACGCTGTATATATGTCATCAATTACGCAGCCGCGCTAAACGAGGACATGGCAGTGGTGGCGAGGAAGATGAATGCTATTGTGGCGGACGAAAGCCAAAAAATTAAGATGATGGGCGGAGAAACCCAGAGAGCGTTCGAATCGTTTTCTCAAGTTCCGCTCAGGATAGGACTGAGCGGAACTCCGATGACACAGGGGCCGCAGGATGTCTGGGGGCAGTACAGATTTTTATGCCCTGACGCTGTTGATGCCAAATACTACAGATTTTTATCCAGATATTGCGAGATCGACAAGCACAACAAGGTTATAGGTGTAAGGGACGCTGATGGTTTTAACTCGATGTTTTATTCCCACGCCTTGCATGTTAGCCGCGATGTCCTTGACTTGCCGCCAGTCCACCATATAGACTGGCCGGTAAAGCTGAATAGCAAGAGCATGTCCATTATTGACGACATTATGGCCGGGGTCGTCATAAAACTGAAGGAAAATGAAGAACTGTCAATCGCCTGTGTCGCGACTGAGTTAATCAGGATGCAACAGATAACTTCTGGTTTCTTGCCGAGACCCAGCGGAGGAATAGACGAAGTGAACACGGCAAAAGAGGATGCTCTGGTTGACATACTTGAGAGCCTGCCGCCAGACGAGCCGGTTGTTGTATTTGGCACGTACACCGAGGATTTAGACCGTATCGAGAGGGCGGCAAAAAGAGTTGGGGTAACATCGTCGAGAAAGTCCGGTAAGATTAACCAACTATCGGGATGGCAAAATGGTGAAACATCCGTCCTTGCCTGCCAAACGAGAGCCGGAGGAATAGGCGAAGACATGGTGCGGGCGCATTACTGCATCTATTACAGCGCATGGTACAGCTTAGAGGATTACCTTCAGAGTCACGATCGTATCCATGGGCCGGGACAGGAAAATCCTTGTACTTACTACCATTTAAGCGCACAAGGAACCATAAATGACTGGATATATTACGCGCTCCAGAACAGGTTGAACATGACACAAACCCTGATCGGCGGACTGACCGGGAAGCTGATTATTGGCAGGCCGGAGCCGACGAAAACAGGAAAGCAAGCGGCTCGCGAACTGATCAGCAAGGACACTACACTACTAATTGACATTAACGACTATCTGACAACCGCCAATCCAATCAAAATGATAAGCGTTCTTGACCAGTCTTCCGGGCCTTGGACGGCCCGGAAACGGCAGTGGAAGAAGGCGGGTGTCCACGGCGACGTATTTTCGACCGCCGAGAACACGAAGGGGTCTATCTCCACACTATCGATAGAGCAAGGCATGGCTGGCAACGCCGACGCTAATACGGGACTTTCTGGCGGCTTTGACCCGGTGTTGTGCGAGCTGATGATCAGGGGATTTTGTCCTGACGGCGGCAAAATACTTGACCCGTTCGCGGGCGGCTCCGTCTGCGGACTGGTCGCTGGCACCCTTGGATACCACTATTATGGATGCGAGATCAGGGCCGAGCAGGTCGAGCGCAGTAGGGAAAAACTGAAGAAGTACAAGATCAAGGGCGGCGTGACATGGCATAACGCCGATAGCGCAGAACTTGACACGCTGCCCATTCCTCCGGTCGACCTGATCATGACCAGCCCGCCGTTTGCGGGACTGGAAGTGTACAGTGAAGAAGAAGGTGATTTGAGTGTTATTTCTAAAGGAGGGTATGAAATTTTCCTTGTCAAGTACAAGGAAATATTAAGAAAGGCTTGTGACAAGCTGAAAACTGGAGGATACGCCTGCCTGCACCTCGGCGAAGTGCGCGACAAGAAGGGGAATTACCTTGGATTTGTCCCTGATACGGTCAAAATTATGAAGGAAATCGGTCTCGATTACTATAACGAGATGATCTTGGCCGCACCGACTGGCGGCATCATCATGACATCCAAGTTCGAGGTGTCGAAAAAAGCCCCGAAAACGCACTGCAATGTGCTTGTGTTTCGCAGATAATTCACCTTCCGGCCCATATCGGGCCGGGTGTCAAAATCAACCAAACAGGAACAAATGGCAAAAATCAAGACTTACACTAAACCTGATGCTATCCGCACAGCTGTTATGGCCGCGCTGATGCAAATCAAAGCATCAGCCCTGGAAAATGGCAAATGCCCGCTGCGAGAGATCGTTAACGGCAGAAACACGGGCCGAAAAATACCCGAATGGGCGCAGATCGAGCGTCTGGCACCGGAGTGCTTCAAGGGGCCACGCTCTGAACAGTGGGTCTGGCTGCTGACGGACGAGTTGGGCATTGAAATCAGCGGCGGGAAATCCAACACCGGGCCACTGACGGCAACTCTGGTACAGAAGAGGGAGGAGAAATGAGCAGCAAAGACGCTCAAGGTATCACCGCAGAGCAGTTCCAGGCCACATTGGCCCAACTATCCGCCCGGCGTGAAGCTAAGAAACAGAGGATACAGCGGGCTGCTGACGATCTCGCGCTGCATTTGGCCCGCGAACGCATCGGGAGGAAGCGCGGCGAGGTGAATCATGAGGCATAGAAGCCACGAGTCGTATATGCAGGTCTCCGCTGATGTTGCAGTGGAGAGGGTCGTGATTAAGGAGATCAGCGCAAGAATGCGCGAAATACTGCAAGAGTTTGAAACCAGAACTAACGAGACTATTAGGAGGTATCATGAGAGAATTGCAAAAAAAGGCTGAAAAGGCGTGGGACGCATTGATCGATCTCGAAGAATACGGATACTGCAATCAGGAAGACTGCGAGAATTGCCCGCAAAGCGGCGGGGATGAAGATCATTGCATGGACAGAAACGAACTGCAAAACTGGCTCCGTGACCACGGCTTCCCGGCTTCCCGACCCCACATCTACACTGTCACAGAGCTATCTCAGCAGGTCATCAGAGGCCGCAAAATCAACAATCTTGCGGCATGGATTATGAATAACGTCGAAGCGGCGAAATGCCCAGGGTGCGGAGAAACGTTGTACCGAGAACGGCGCGTATTCTGCTTGTGCGGTAGCGTTTACCCGGCAGACAAGTGGGCCAATGGCGAGCCGTGTGACTGCGGATGCATGGATGCCAGATATTTCGGCATCCACTCGGCCAACCGGCTCGGCCAGCTTGAGTTTCAGCGGTGCCAAACACCAGGATGCCGATGGGGCGGAGATTACAGACGGCTGACCGTGCAGGAGCTGGCGGACGCGGCGCAGGCAGAGGCGGATAGGCAATGGGCAGCAGCAAGGACTTGCCCGGCATGTGGAGGGGCAAGCGGAATCGCAATCAGCAAGGACGGTGTTTTCCCGGCGATTAAAAGCTGTGAATACTGCGGGTGGCAAAACCATAAATCAGAAGGAGAAGAGAAATGATTAAGTTCGAACCACAATTGTGTGATGATTTCGACAGCAAAAACTACGCTGTGTCCGAAATTGAAGAACCTGTTATCCGTACCATTGGCAATAGCGTGATAACACGCTGTAGGTACGGCGCGGAAGTAATCAATATGCCGTCTATCATGTCAATAGATATTGATTACCAACTCGAATTGAAAGGAGAAGAAGAAACACTAAGGAGCACTGTGGAACTGGCGGAAGAAATCACCGAGGAATCCGACATGACTTTAAGGATATACAGGACATTCAAGGGGCTGCGGGTCACAGTCCTTGGCAGTGAATTTAATCCGCGCACGTATGAGTCAGGCGACCTAATGACGCAGTTTACGTGTGACAAGATTTATTCACTCCTCTGCATCAAGCAAAACTGCTTCCGGCTCCGACTGACACCAAAACCGGAAAGGATTGGGATTGCCGATAAATACGACAGTAGTCAGAGCTGGATTGATCAATACAATTCGGCCCGGAACGGCTTCGCGTCGGCAAGATTCCTCCGGCAGTTCGGGCCGGATATCGAGCTGCCGGAGGAAATCAAAGTGCATGACGAAATGACCGGCAGTTTCACAGACATGCCGCTCGCGTGAAAAAAACTGGGCCAGCAGCCTGGCCCCACAACCAAGGAGTAGAGATGAAGTACCATCCTGATGTAAAAGAATTCAATGTTTTGTGCGAATCACTGCAAAGGGACGTAACCCTTTGCTATATCTCCGCAACACAGATCGGAACAGGGCCGGGTGGAGGTGATAGATTCGTTATGACGTTGCAGTTTTCTGACAAAAGCCGGGAGTATGTATATTTCACCCTGCGGTTCGCCGCCGAGGATTGGTATCAGCGGTTTTTGGCTAAGATGGTTGCAGTATAAAACGCTGCTGCCTCAGTTCCGGGGTAGCAGCTCTAAATCAAAGGTGACAGCATGAGCGAAGATAAAGCAGTTGCGGCACGGTACAACAGGACAGTCCCTAACCTCCTGAAAGAAGCAGGGATTTACAGACGGAAATGCAATCAATGTAAGGGGACTGGAAAAATAGATGGAGTAGTTATTGAAGGAAAAGCCTGTTTTTGCGCTTGCTCAAGGTGTGAAGGAGACGGGTTTAGATACTCAATGAGCAGCAAGAAGCAATCCCCATCTTTCGCAAAAATTACAGTTGCAGGTATGGCAAAAAGAAGCATTGGGCCATATTTAAACAGCCTCAAGCCATCAGTCCTTGATCGGGTAAAAGGGGAACTCGAAAAAGAGATTGATGATATGATCAAGTCGTTCGAATGGGTAGCTAAAAACTAAAGCAGGAGGAGGAAAGTGAGAATCGTAGAGACCGATAATTTCGGCGGGGATTTTCCTGATGAGAAATTCCTTAATATCCCATCGGTTGAACTGGAACACGCTAAGGCGATAGCGGCTGCAATCAACGCGGCGTTCCCAAGCGGATGTTCAAGGTGGTGGATTGTTGCCAAGGATGACTATCAGCCCAAGCTGGAGCGATAGCGTGTTGCGAAGGCGGCCATGTGGCCGCCTTCTTTGTTTACCTTACCAGCCCTGCCTTCGCCTTTCCTGCCTTCGCCTTTGTCCACTTGTTGAAAACAATATATTCGCCGTCCACCTTTGCCGCCCTGATCTCGACTCCGGCCCGGCACATCAGGCTAAAAAAGAGTGAGTTGATCCATGCTGCCACTTTCGGAGTACTGTTGAACCCCAAGGCGAGTCTTCGAGAGGGGCAGGGGGATGTCGCTTTTTCCCGCTGTCGTTGCCGCCACCCTGCAAACTTCCGTTACCCTATAAATTTCTAACACCTGCTCCAGTGTTAGGTATCGTTCGCTCCCGTCCGGCCTGGCCGGTGCGGTGCGGCACGTGGAAGTTTCTATCCAGTGATGTTCCCATTCTGATTCCCCTTTGTCCTGCCAGTAGCACCAACCATCAACCTGCTTTGCAAAGTGACACTTCGCGCAACGCTCGGAAGTGGCCCTCTCTGCCGTTTTCTCCGCATGAGCATCAACCACCCGCCGCCAGCCGGAAGATTGATTTGCAGGGGCATCCTGCGCGTTTTCTGGCTTGTTTACGGCTGAAGCTGAAACGGCCACTGCTGCGGCTGCGGCCCTTGCTGCGGCTCTCTCCTGCATCCTCTTGATCAGGTCTGCGCTGTTCATTTTCCAGCTCCGGTGGTTTTTATGGTGGTCAAGGTGGTTTTCTGGTTTCCTTATTTTTCAAAAAACCACCTTATGAAAAAGCAGTTAAAAGAAATACTTGGTAAGGAAAAGTGGTCAAGGTGGTCAAGGTGGTTTTTTTTTCAACTTTATATATATGTGTGTAAAAAAAAATATTATTTATATATATTTTTTATTTTTTTTTCTATCACACTGAATCAAGTTCTAAAAAAAACCACCTTGACCACTCACATCTGTTCAGCATTGTTTTTACTACTTTTTTTGGGGTGGTTTTCTGGTTTCAAAAAACCACCTTGACCACCCCAAAAAACCACCTCAGTTGTACACGTCACCCCAAGGAACAAGTTCTATCCCCGTGATAGGTGTACCTTTTTTATCTTCTTTTCCCTTGCCAACGCTCTCCCCCCCCTCCGGCACCATTTTGCGGTTCACCGCATCCACCACCGCATCCAATGCCCTTGTCCTGCCAAGCGGTTTTTTATCCTCCCGCAGACACCAAGCCAGATAACGGGGATATAACTTGTCCTCCTGCCCTTCAAATTCGTCCCGCCCGCTGTCCCCCTTGTACGGCCTTTTAAAGCCCGGATACACCTTTCCGGCGGGGTTGTATCGGACATGCTCAGAGACAAATTTGACCACCGGTGACGCTACAACTTCGGCTGCTTGATTGGCAGCCACCACCTTGGCGGGCGGGTTGTAGAAAACTTCGCTGACCTCTTCCCTGCTCATACCCAAAGCCCAGTTGATGATTCCTGGGATGTCTTCATGCAACAACCGCTCCCCGCCCGCGTCGGTGAATTCCTTTCGGTCTTCCGCGCTCATCACAGCGTCAAAACTGAGAGTCCTTCGCCGTTCTTCAATGGCGTAGTTGGTCTGGTCGTCAGTTGAGAACAGTGAGTTTCCGGCCATCAACACCAACCCGGCATAGATCAGCGACGCACCGCCCTGTTTCCTCTTTTCTTCGCATCGCATCGCATCACGCCCTGTCAAAGCGAGGAACTTGCTTGTTTTGATATGCGACGGAAATTCGTTAAAAATCAATATCCTCTTTCCGCCGAAATTCACCGCTTCAAATCGCCCTGTGACGCTGTTTTCTAACAATTCTATGTCCGAAACATAGAAATTATCAGGGCCAACTATCTTTTGCAGCAGTCTGGTAAAAGTACCCTTGCCGGTTCGTGGCCTGCCGAAAAGGTGGACAAAGAAATGCAAGTCAGGGCGCGGAACCAAACTGACATTGATAACAGCCCTGACCATCCTCTGTAAACCCTTCTTTTCATCATCACAAACCTCATCCAGCCATGCGTTAAAAAAATCACAGCTTGCATTAGGATTGTAATCATACGGCAAGCACCATATCATTGCGTTTTCTGGTGTTGTCGGCTGAAAATCTCCGGTTTCAGTGTCAAGAATTCCGTTCCTGAAAGGAACAGCTTCCCTTTCAAGCTCAGACACGGGAATATTAAGCCCGGAATTGACCATTATTGATTCCACTCCGTCCATATATCCTGCGCTAAACCCAACAGTGCCAGTCCCTTTCGTGAGAGACTCGACAAGGTGATTATTGAACTCCTTCTTGATGCACTTGCTCCAATGCGTCCCCGTGAAACGGTACCAGCTCTCGGTGTCAGAAGTATAGACGAACTTGCCGCTGGTCATCTCGCTGATTATCTGCGCCGCCCGACTCTGTGCAGCCAGTTTCAGCTCTCCTTTCCTCTCCTCAACCAAAAACCAGTCTCCATCCGGTTCGGCCTTCGCTTTCGGCTGCTCTTTTAAAGCAACCTTCAGCAGCTTGTCCTGCTCGCCTTTGGCTACCCCAAGCTGTTTCTTCATCATGTCCCTGACAGCATTGAGTTCAGCCGGGCGGAAGCTGTTATGCAGCAGAATTTCTCCTGCTATCCCATGCCGTTGGATTGTATCCAGCTCCTGATCAGTACAGATCATCCATTTCAGCAGTTCCGGGTGTTCAAGCATTTCTTTAACGTCGGCAAAACTCCAAACTTCAGGTGTTTTTTTCTCCTCCGGCTCCGCAGCCGCAGCGAACCGGCGGAACGTGTACTGAATGCCGCCGTGGGCATGACTTTGAACAAGTGGTTTCCGGCCCTCGTTCCAGTAGAATTTTGCCGTGCTCCTGCTGCTATTGTATTCCGGCTCCAAAGGATCAGCGCAGGCTTTGCCGTCAAACTCCGGGCCGTTGTCCAGCGCATGAGCCACGCTGACCGGCTCTTTCAGATGCGCGAATTGGAGCAGGTCAGCATCCGCCAGAATATGGCCCTGCCGCGTTTTGACTGTTTCCCGCGCCTGCTCAAGGCTGATACCGGAGCTGCTGGCCAGCTTCTCGGCCTCCTGCTCAACGTAAGCGGCCTTGATCGTCTCCTGCGTCGGCTGCGCCTTCTCTTTCAACTGCCGGACAATCTCTTGATATGCCGCTTCCTCTTCGGTGCTCAGATCAGGCAGCTTTGCCGTGTCCAGCAGGCCGCCCGGATGCTGTTCCGGCTCTGGCCTGCGCTGCTCAAGCCCCTTGTCACAGACCGCCCCGGCGACGAAATCAAGCCGCTCTGGACTCCCTACAAGCAGATCAGCAAGGGTGCGCTCCAACAATGAACCGGCCCGGCTGATTTCCACCCGGCCATACCCTGCCAGCACCAATCTTTTGCCCAATACGGCGAGAAAGCGCGGCACGTCCGCCGCGTTGTTTGGGAACAGGTAGAGATGGAAGCCCGCGCCCTTGCCGCGCAGCTCTTCGCCGGTCTCTGCGCTGTAGATGCAGGAAGAGGTTGAACAGGCGGCAACGTATGCGGCTTGTTTGATCTCCGGGAAAAAGTTGGAAATGATCTCTGCCAGTTTGTCCGGGCTGTATGCCGTCAACGCCTTGGCATCCAGAGAAACCGCGTTGTCTCTGGCCTTGTCATGGTCAAGCATGAGTAGGCCCGGCCCCTCTGGATAACGGAAATGCTCTTTCGTCCGGGCGATGACCGGCAGGCCGCCCCTGCTTTTCGCGCCTGTCTCTCTGCTTTTGCTGACAATCTCAACCTTGCTGTGGCCGCAGATGCCGTGTGCTATGGCTTGGTTTTGCTTCAGCCCTTGCAGGAAGGCTCCGAACTGCTCCGGGGCAAGGGTGACAGTTTCCGCCCGTCCTCTGCTCATCCGACATTCAGAGGCATCTTTGTCAAGCTGGCCGTTTTCCAGCTTCATGCGCTTGGTCAGGATGCCCTTGTCTTTGCTGAACAGGGTGAAGGAAATTTGTGTGGCCGAGCCTGTGGGGATACCCAAATTTCCTTCCCCCATCCGGGCAATCTGCTGCTCCATCGTGCCGCGCCCGATAATCCGGTAATATTCAATAATATCACCGTTGCACTCGCACCCATAGCACCAAAATCTTTGGTCTTTCGGGAAGACTCCAAGTCTCTCTTCCTCGCAGCTTGGACAAACTCCGCGATACTCAATATCGCTCTTCCTTTTCAGGCCGGGGATTGCTTCTTCAAGGCGTGGGTAACTGGCTTTCAGTTCCTGAACCAGCTCTTTAATTGGCCTCATTACTTACCTTCAAACTGCAATGACAAGTAAGTGTTCCGCTTGTCATTTATATTTATCTTTACAGCCTTATTGATAGCATCAAGACTGCCAATAATATGCAATTCTGTTCTTGCCCTGCTGCAAGCGACATACAACAAGCTGCGGCACAGGGAGAATGAATGCGTGTCGTGAATCACGACTGCCACCTTTTTATATTGCGAACCTTGGCTTGCATGGATTGAAACGCAATAACCAAGCGACACCTGATCAAGATCAGCCCGTTTTTCGTAGCTGTACAGCTCATCGTTGTATCTCACGTCATGGACGTTTCCTCTCCTTTTAACGTATCTGCCGCAAAAACCGTTAAACACCTCCAGCTTGTAGTTGTTTTTTGTGTGCCTCACCAAGTCCCCTTCCTTGATCTTGCCGCCGAAAACGTCAAATCCCGGCTTGTCTTCCGGGTTCAGCGCGGCCTGCAAATGTTGATTGATCGCCTCGATGCCCGCCGCGCCCTTCCACTGGGGGGACAGGCACACCCAGTCCTCTCCGGTATCGTACCATCCTTTGACCACAGATTCCACCGCTGCCGGTATGTCCTCTTTATCCTCAACCGCGTGAAAATGGAAATTTCCGGGGTGTTCCGCGCTGCTGAACACAGGCATTTTTCCGGCCAGAATGTTCTCCAACCCGCAAGCCAAGTGTTCGCCCTTCGCCTGCCGGTAGTTTTTCTCCAATCGGAAAATTTGACCGGGCCGGTTGGCGGCAATCAAATCAATCATCGGGCTGCCCGCGCCGACCGGCAGGAGCTGCTGGTCATCAAGCACCGCCAAAATCCGGGAGTTTGGCGAAATGGAATAGATTATGCGGGCCATAATCTCAACGTCAACCATGCTCGCCTCATCAATCACAACCAGATCACAATCGAGCCTGTTGCTGCGGTTGTAGTCCCAGCTGACCCCCCGGCAGCCGAGCAGTCGATGGATGGTTTTTGGGGTGTTGATCAGGTCGAGACCGGCAAACGCCTGAGTCATCACCACCGCAGCCTTGCCAGTTGGCGCAGCAAGATAAGTGTCCTCTTTCCTTGCGATTTTTCTGCGCCAGACCTCTTTAAGGACTTCCGCTGTTATTGTGGTCTTTCCACGTCCTGCACTGCCGCAAAGCACTGTTATCTTGTGCTTGGATTCACATATCCCCCCAACTGCTGCCCTCTGGTGCTCATCAAGTATCAGTTCCATTTTCACCTCCTCAGCTCAGTGGCTGCGGCAAAGATTTCTTTTTCGCATTTCAACAGGGAACTGCTGAAAACACGTTTTTCCGAATCAATACAAACCTTTCCTTCCCGGTCTAACTTATAGATCGAGTCACGGATTGCATGGAGATCAATTACGCCGGGCGGAACACCATTCTTCAGTGCTGATTCTTCGAGCAGCTTCGAGGTCATGTGACACAGCTTGCTTCCGAATATCCATGTATTTCCACCGTTTTGCTCGGAGTCGGAAAGAATGGAATCCGCTGCTGCGGCAAGCCGGGCGGGGTGAGCCGGAGAGACCCCAGATTTCAGAGCTATTGAATCGCTCCGTTTGAATCCAAACCCATGAATCTCCATTATCCTATACGGATTTGATGAAAACTCAGTCTGGATTTCGCGCGGCTTGAAACCTATGGACTTGTAGTAGCCCACCACGGTTTTCGTTCCGTAGTCAGTCAGGCCAATGCCGAGAAAAAAGATCAGCGCGGCGTAGTCGTGCTCAAGGCTGTTTGCGAGTTCCACCGCCTCAGCGCAGTCAGCAGGCAGCACGCCCACCGCTCCTGGGTCAGTCTTTGCCAACAGCCAAGCTGTTTCGTGGCCATGTTTTGCAACCGCTTCAGCAGCCTTTTTCGGCCCGATACCGGGCAGGTGCTGGAGCAGCCGCTTGACACCCTCAGCGGTTGAAACATCCGGTGCAGCAGGCACTATCTGACTGCACCGGATTTCCTTCCCCCATTCGGATTCCTTTTCCTCGCCAGTGATAGTGACCTCCGCCCCCTCTTCTACCATTTCGGGCAGTATCCCGGTGCATTTAATCAGCCTATCAGCCGATAGGTCAAAGACGGCCCAGCCGGATTCTTTCCTGCACCTGATTTTCGCTATCCGGCCAAAGAGTTCAATCATTTCTTCTCCCCTTCCGTTCCAGCTTCCTGTTCTTTGGCCATATCCTTCTCTATCAACACGCGGATATACCCGGCAACCGTGGCTCCCGTTCCAGCGAGCACGCGCGACAGGAATTCGCGCTGCGCAGGCGTGATTGAGATGGACAACGATTTAGACACTCCGATTCCCGACCCTTTCGGCCTGCCTTTGCTCATTTTTCACCTCTCTTGTTTTTTTTGGTTGACTGCGTTTTTTTAGTTTGACTGGACTAAATATAGCAGGTATACTGGGATCAGGTCAAGCACAAAAGCCGGAAGCGGGAGCTGCCGGGTAAAAAAAAACTCAGGAGATTGAAAATGGCATTCGTCGCGAAGGAGCAGGCAGGGTACGAGGAGCTGGAGCCGGGTTTTTACCACATGGTTATCAGTCAGGTGATGATCGTCGGCACGCCGGTAGAGCCGGATCAGTTTGGCAAGCGCAGGCAGCAGGTACGTATTGTATTCGAGTTGCCGGAGGAGATCGTCAATATCGAGGGGGACGACAAGAGGAGGACGTACTCACAGTTTTTCTCCACCAATCTGAAAGAGAAGTGGATGAGCAAGCTCATTGCTGCCGTAAACAACGGCAAGGGGATTACGGCAGAAGAGAGGGTAAACGGGTACGAATTAGGGAATTTGATAAATCAGAACTTTGCCGTATCTGTTGGCATTAACGACAAGGGGAAGATGCGGATCGAGAGCATCCAGAAGCACAGGGGTGAAGCTGTTGAAGCTGAAGAACCAAGATACTTTGACCCGGAGGACTACGAGAAGGCGGGTCACAAGTTCCCTGACTGGATGAGTGACGGAGTCAAGCGGCTGCTCATGGCCTGCGAAGAGTACAAGCTCCCGTTCTAATCCCAATCAATCAACCAGCGGCCCTGATATTCAGGGCCGCAATCTAAAAGGAGAATAAAATGTTCAAAGCTACTGAGGGTGAAGAGAAATGCCGAGCCGAGCTTCAGCCAGCTATCCCGCAGGCAGAAGAAGGATGTACCGGTGAAGTTTCCAGAATCGAGGTTTTCACTGATGAAGACGCGAAGGTTATCGAGAAAATAAAGGACGACGCAATTGCATTGCAATGCGCCCTTGATTCCGCTGCTGTAGCGGCGGAAGAGCTGATGCAGTCGGAATACAATCTCGACAATAAGGATGACCACAAGAAGTTTGTTGACATGTTTGGCAATCGGTCTGATTTTAGGTCGCTTATCAAGCAGATGGGAAGAAAGAGGATAGACCTGAAGGACTACGTGGTCAAAAGGTTGATAGACGGAAAGATTGGCGGATATATCAAGGAGAAAGAGGCCATCCTTGAAAAGGGCGTAGCTATCCGCCGTGAGTATGACGAAAAGGTAGCTGCTATTGAAGCGGACAAGCGGGCCAAGGAAACTGAGCGGGTCGAGCGGATAAATGCCGAGATAGAAAGGATGGCTGCGCGGACGGATGCGCTGGTACGCTTGCCTGGGACAATGATTGGCAAAGACACTTCGGCAATAAAAGCGGCGATTGCTGAAGCGTCAATAGATTTTCAGTTTCAAGAGGAAAGTTTTTTCAACGAGTTCATTGATGCGGCGACGAAAGCGAAAACTGCTCTCTTGTATGAGGAGGGAATATGCCTGTCTTCATTGCAAACGCTGCTGGCCTCCGCCGAAGCCGAAGAGAAGGCCAAGGCCGAGCGGGCGGAGGCAGAGCAGGCAGAGGCAGAGAGGAAGAAAAAGGCAGAGCTGGAAGCAGAAGCGGAGCGGGTCAAGCAGAAGCAGGAAGTGGAGGAGGCCAACAAGATCGCTGAAATAATGCGGAACTCCTTCCGACTGACAAATTCCAAGCCAGCAGAGATCAGGGCATGGATTGAAAAAATATCCGCCATGTCGGGCAGCCCAAAGCTGATGGACGTGGTTTCAGAGACAGTTTCTGCTCTCCAGTCCGCGCTGTCGGCAGCAGGAAGAAGAGAGGCAGAGGAAAAAGAAAAGGCTGAGGCGGCTTCGGCGGCGCGGCTCAAGGCAGCCGAGGAGGAGCGGGAAAAGCGTGAGGCAGCGGCTGCCGCTGAAAAGGAAGCAAAAGAAGAAGCCGCGAAAAAGGCTGCCGCCGAAGCCGAGGAAAAGAGAAAGGCGAAGGAGGCTGAGGAAAAGAGGAAGGCGGCAGAGAGAGAGGACGCTGATTTGGCGGAAACAATCAACGCTTTGGGGTTTATCGGCATCGATACAAGTACAGCAGAGAAGTTGCTCACAGCCGTGTTGTCAGGTGAAATCCCATACCTGAGCTGGAGCAATAAGTGCTGAGGGTAACAGTTTTAGGTTCCGGCAGCCGTGGAAACGCGGTTGCCGTGACAAGAGGCAATGGGAACCTCCTTCTTGATTGCGGATTTTCGAAGAAGGAGATATACAAAAGGCTTGAAATAGCTGGAATGGGCAGTGACGCAGATTTGTGCTTGATCACCCACAGACATCTTGATCACTCAAGATCGGCTGAAAGTTTCAATTCCGTGTTTTTCGATGCTTGCTGGGAACGCCCAGCAAGAGCGTTAAACTGGATGGATTGCGTAATAACTCCTTTTGATTTAGTCCATGACGTGCCGTGCGTTGGATTCAGGATTGACTACGGAAGAGTCAGCATTGCGTATCTTGTGGATTTTTCCGAAATACCCGAAGAGTCTATGAAGTACCTGCTTGGCCTTGACTTGGTGGTAATCGAGTCAAACCACGAAGAGTCAATGATTAGCCCGGATGATTTCGGACACCCGGAAAGGCACCTTTCTAATAGGCAGATGTCCTGTATTTTGCAAACCATCAACGGGGAGAATTTGAAGCATGTTGTCCTTGCCCACCTGTCAAGACGTAACAACACGCAGAAATTCGCCGAGATTGCAGCGAGGGAAGCTGTTCCGCGGGCGGAGATAATAGTTGCGGAACAGGATTATCCAACAAAAACAATAACCATTATCAAATAGCCATGAGGATATTTGATAAATAAGAAAGAGGCAAACGGTCTCGATCTGGAATTGATTGAGGCACAGCGCGGGGCAATGATCAAGCAGCAGGCTGAAACCTGCATAGCCGGAGACGGCAAAGGAGAAAGAAGATGAAATGGTTTAATGATTTATGGCACGACATGTTCAATATCGCTTCGCCGCCGCAACCACGCCCAACGCCGCGCGCCGTGAATGGGCGGACGCTGTGGAAGCGGCGGAGAAGGACTGGGAGAAAAGGATGACGATGATCCAGATAGGAATTGACCCCGGCGTCCATACCGGTCTGGCGGTAGCAGAGGACGGAAAGATTATCAGGCTGGAAACGCTGGATTTTTGGAAGGTGTACCACATCGTCTGCGGCCTAATTGACGAACACGGCAGCCTGCGCGTGGGAATCGAGGTGCCGAAAACCAAGGCAAACTGGCACGGGGCAAAAGCAGCGCACGACGTGGGTAGGGTGTGTAGGGAATCGGAGCTGCTGGCTGATGGCCTTGAGCTGGCTGGGGCGCAGGTGGGTAGGATTCACCCGTTGGGGAAGGTGGATGCTTCGACATTTGCCCAAATTACCGGGTGGAAAGGTTCGACAAACCCACATAAGCGAGATGCGGGAATGCTCGCAATTACAACAACAAGGGGACGCAAATGAAAAAGGATGAGAGGGAAGGGGATTTTGTCAATCGCAGGGTTTTTATTAAGTTCACTGATTTTCAGGT